AGCTCGTAGGTATATCCTTTACCTAGCTGATAGAATGGCTGTTCGTGCTCAACAAATTTAATCTCAAAAAGTCTTCTGCCTAGGGGGAAGTAGATTAGATCTCCTTCCCTAGGTCTTTGGATTTCGATCAAACTGCCCTTGTTCTCACTATCCATGAGATAGAGCATCCTTGAATTCAAGAAAGGAGCGATATAGTTTTCATATCGCTCTCTTGAAATCGTTAGAGTAACCTCGTCTTTGACTTGAATACCAAACTTAGACATAATATCACCCTGACCGCCGTAGCCGTCAAAGTTGTTTAAGTATGCCTCAATGATAAAGTATGACCTGAATTCAGAGGAAGTAATCTCCCTCATAATGGTCGCTTCCCTTATGAATGTGCGGGGTATGTAATACACATCCATCCCATACATGCGGATCTGTTCATTGACCAGATCTTGCTGTAGGTTTTGCTCTTGGGTAGAGCCATGTAGGAAAAAGGGATTAACGACCATTGTATTCAGCCAATAAAGTCAAGGGGAGGTAGCTCGTAGGTGCTAGACATATCATTCTTAATCTCTTCTAACTCTCTAACACCGTCGTCATAGAGTTGTCTTCCGTTCATCTCAATTCCACCGGGTAGCTTAGTACCAGTGAACTTGATTAGGTTCTGACCCCACTGCTTCTTGATAGCAGCAACTAGGTACTTCTTAACCCAACTGTCGTTATAGATCTCACAGAAATGCTCTGGATCGAGCGCTCTGTAACATTCGATAACAATAACTGAGTCCTCATCTAGGTTCTTCCAGTTAATATCTAGGTAGAGTCTATCCTGCCTCTTGTTGAAACGGATAGCCGCTGCTGGATTGAATAGGAAGTTGTAGGTTTCGTACCAACCTTTAGCGATATAGTATGAGACCATATCACTGTTACCAAAGCCACCTAGACCACCGAGGTAGCCTGGAGCAATGTAAGGTGATGCACCGGGTCCTAGACCACCTAGACCTGGATAGAAGCCCGTAGCAGATCCTGTCGCTTCGGGTGGAACCATTACCTTCTCCACACCAATAATGTGTGGGGGTAACTTAATATAGTTTGAGTTTTCTACGAACTGGCTGACTGTTGCTCCAGTAGCACCTGGGAAGGTGTTTGTGGAGTAGTCTAGCTGTGGTTGGTAGAATGGGTCGAAATCGGCACCTCTTTTGAGGTCCTCTTCAGTAAATTGATACTTTAGATACGTACGAATGACGCCATCGTAGTGCCTCTCCTGGAAGTACTGGATGGTGTCGTCTAAAATATCATCTAGTTGCTCATCAGCAACGTTAATCTCCAATACAGGGGCTCCTAGACGCCTTAGAGCGTACTCTACAAGCTCCTGTCTATTAGTGGGCTTAGCCATCAAAAGCTACCCCCGTCGATTGTGTTAGTAAACGCAGTATTCATAGTTACTGGGTCTACAGTCAACATGACGGTTGAAGTAGTCATCTGGAATCCTTCTACCTGAGATCTAAAGATCTCTCCATTCCATACAGGAACTGAGCCAGAAGTGATACCCACAAAATCGGTATCAGTTAGTCCCTCTAGAGATGAAGGGACGCCGTTTGAAACGACACGGACTACATTTCTTTGTCCGATTTGATCTAATAGGTTCGCCATCAGCTTCTCTCCGCGTCTTCACTACTGGGATTAGTCTGTACCCACTGACCAGAATCCTGGTCAACATAGTAGACGTACATACGTCCTGATACAGAATTCCACCAGAGGTTTCCTTCGATTGGATTTTCTGGAGGATTTGGACCAATAGCAACGGGTGGCGTGCTTGGTGGGATTACTCCTGATTGCATGTCTGTTACTCCTGGGTTTACTAGAGCCATGCCCTCAACCACGCGATAGGATTTACCATCCGTGGTACTAATCAATATAACATCATATACATATCTACCTTCCTTGAGAACGGAAGTTTGGGCTGATGTAAGAGAAATAACAATATCACCTGCCTTTGGGTTGGGAAACTTGACGTCAAATTGAACGCCAAACTTCGCGCCGTAATGCTTCCTTAGCTGACCAACTGCTCTAAACCGGGTTAGATTAATTGGTACGGAAGTTCCCGCGTCATCCAACTTAAAGCTAGCCGAAAAGTCAGCACCCTGATCAATGTTGATATTTGATACGTAGGCACTAGCCATGGGACTTTTACGATAGTCTTACAACTTTATTTATAGTTACGCAGTTTTATCCTCTAAAGCAAGCATAATAAGCTTCTTTAGCTCTTCTATTTCACTTTTTGCCTGGTTAAGTTCTGTTGAAAGGAGGTGAATCTCCTCGTCTTTACGTCTCTGCCGGTTTCGTTTTGCCTTATACGCTTCGTAACCGGCGCTATCGGTGTTGACGATAGCGCCTGAATCGTTACGGTATAAGTTATTGTGACCTTCGACTCGTTTCATTTTATGCAAGTGCGATTGCTCGGATGTCGGACAATAGTGGTGAACGTGCCTCGTTGGTTCCGCTGAATACGATCTTGATCTGGAATCCTGAGAACTCAGGTAGATCGTCGATGTCGAACTTGTACTCAAGGATTTCTCCGAATGCACTACCACGAACCTCAGCATTGGGTCTTCCGTTGTTGTCGGAAGGATCAACTACTGTATCGCCAACCCCGTCACCATCAGTGTCTAGCATGTTATCGTAGCCTGGGAATAGTACCCATGTAGGCTCGGTGCTGCCTGGTGAGGAAGGACCGAATAGACGATATAGGACACGGAAGTCAGCACTCTCGTCGCGGTATGCGCTTGCAATAACCTGTAGAGAGGTTGCTGGGTTGGTTAGATCGACCCTCTTAGAGATGTAGATAGAAGCGTGAGGATCTCCTACAACTCTATTTACTCGACCATCAGTAGCGTAGTTCTGAATGGGCTTGTTGAGTGCAGATCTGGATAGAACCGCGTTAGCCTGCTTCATATCAATGACTGGGCTTAGGTTCTTATCAGTAGAACTAAAGGTTAGAGCCATTGTTAGTGACTTGTTCTGAGGAATGGTGTCTAGGAACTCATTCTCGTTTACAAGTGAGCAAACCAAGCGTGGAGCATCGAAGCGGTTGAATGCATTCAAATCTAGAGGGGTGAAGCCCTTGTCTAGGAATGATACTTCGGAACCACCAGCACTGGTACCAGTTACAGTTCTAATTGTAGAATTGATGTTGGTGGTTGTGCCGGGTGTTAGTAGACCCAAGGAAGGTAGGATTCTGTTGTACTGGAAGTTCTGTGACGCTCTCGCGGATGAACCACCGGCAGACTGATCCTGGTTGAAGTTGAGCATATCATCGCCATTAGCACGATCTCTGCGATCAAATACTAGTGGTAGGATATCAATGTCTCTAGTGAATCCTAGGGCAGAATCCGTAGGTAGCTCTAGAGTTGTGTTGATCTTCCTTAGTGATACGCCGCTGATCTCGTACTTGAAGATGCGGGTTCCCTGGTTGTGGATGATTGTAGCTGTGTTATCAACACCACGGTCAGTGATGTTTAGTGAACCGTTGGGGTTAACAACGTACTCGATGACCTCACCGCCTAGGTATGCATAACCAGTGCTGGTTGAGATGCCCTCAAAGGTGCTGAATAGAGTTGGATCAGCAACTACCAATGCGTTTGTTGATAGGTCGATGGGCTCGATGATCTCAGTACCAACGGTATCAGGTAGAACACCGAAGATGTCGATCAAGTTGGTATCGGCTTCCATACCGTGGATAGGCATGGAGACTACGAATACATTACCCTCAAACATTGGATCAACAACGGTGTTTGAAGCAGCAACAGTTACAGAGGTTGCGCTCAATGAGCCATTGTTAGCAACACGGTTGATTGTGTCGCCGGTAGCCATGAAGTCACCGTCAACTGAAGTTAGGTATAGAGTATCGGTATCTCCGATGCTGGTAACGGTAAGAACAACGTCACCGCCAGTACCATCAGTATCCTGGTTATCGATGTCTACGGTATCACCAATCTTGTAGCCTTCACCTGGGCTTGTTACGTCAACAGCAGTAACAGCACCAGCGCCGACGGAGATTGTTACTCTCAAGCCACTACCATTACCAGTCTTGGTGATGGTTCTAACGTTGCTGTAGCTCTGGTTGTTGAAACCAGTACCGCCGTTGTCTACTGTTAGTGAGCCTGCAGATGTTCCAACAGGACCGCCTAGGGCTTCAATAACACCAGTAATACGTGCCTGTCCAAGTGCTCCGTCGTTTACAGAAGCAACCTTATCACCAGAAGCAAAGGTTTCTGTGTTTGAAGAAACAGGTACCTTGATCTTTCTGGGTAGAGTTAGAATTGGGTTGTTCCGTAGAGGAGTCTGTCTTCCTAGAGGTGGGTTGTTTAGGAATACGGTACCAGGCTCATTGGTGAATACAGCCTTGTAAAGTGTGAACTTAAGATCCTCAAACTGGCTAGGTGTCCAGATAGAACCGTTCTGTGACTTGAATAGTGAACCGTTTAGGTACTGCTGTGAGATGATTACGTCACCACCGCCCTCGGTTGAACCAAGAACATCAGCTTCACCCATTCTTGCGACATAGGCAGTGTAATCGTTGGTGGTTGGAGCTAGTAGAACTAGAGCATAAGTGATCTCGGGCTCTAGGTAGATTGGTGATGGGAATACAACGCGGGTTGCAACAGAACCATCATCAGAGACATTAACCTCACTAGGTGAGAGGATAACTTCAGCAAAGTCCTGAAGTAGGAAGTTCTCTGGAGTTGCTAGTGTGGTTGGGCGAATCTGAACGGTTAGGTTATCGGATTCGGACTTGGTAGCCATGAAGATGTCTACTGCAGTCAAGAATGCACCAGTTTCATCAACACGGAAGGTTTGTGCTAGAGGGTCATCATCTTCCCACTCAACGGGACGATCACGAATCTCAACACGCTCAACAACACGCTCAACAACCTCGGTAACGTTGTTCTCAACGGTAACGGTACGGTCAATAACCTCAGTAACAGTACGGTCAATAACTGTAGTGAAGTTATTGGTAACTGTGTTATCGATGATAACTGGAGGTGGTGGGGGTGGAAGATCGCGGATAGTTACTTGCTCAGTTTGAATATTCTGAACTGTACCACGTGACTCGTAGGTCGTTTCAGCAAAACTAATTGTGGTAGAACCTAGTCTAGGAGTAGCATTTGTGGCGCTAGATGATAGACGGAAGGTACGAATACCAGTCTCTAGTCTGAATGCAGGGGTGGTAGCTGCATATGGATCACGGAAGAATACCGCACCAAATAGCTCACCGAATGTGTCTGAGATTAGACGGATCTCACCAACATCAGCAACAGAGCCACTGCTTCTGCCGACTAGACGTGTACCAGAAGCGATTAGACCGAAGAATCTTTCATCACTGATATCAGCTAGAGAATTGATATCGATGTTTAGGATGGTTGATGAAGAGGAGTATGCCTCAGGTAGAGTCTCGTTTCTATCGTATGGGTTGGTGGTGAATGTTCTGCTGCCTCTGTTAGCATCACCGGTCTTGTGGTTAGGTGCAACAACACGGGCAGAGAAGATCAAGGAGTTGCCGTTGAATCCTTGTACGGTCTCACCGATCTGGAATGAACCAGAACGCATGGTGATCTCGATTAGTTTGGGGATAACGTCAATACCAGTAGCGCCATCTAGGAAGATGAAGAAGTTTGTATGTGGCTTGATGCCGTTAGCAGCGAAAGCAACGTTACGCTCACGCATGAACTGACCAACTTCAATGTTGGTTACAAACTGACGCTCGAAGCTCTGGGCATCACCGAATACGGAGATACGGCGGCTACCTGCATCTCTGGTGATGATGAAGTCATCGTTACGTGGGTTTAGTGAGACGGAACCATCATATAGAATGACGTTGAATGGGTTGACGTTCTCAATACGTGAAGCTAGGGGCTGCTTGATCCACTCAGTCTCAACATAGTCTAGAGTAACTAGGTCACCAGTCTTTCTGGTGTTGGAGTCAACTAGGGGGATGTCCTGATCAAGGGATACGCCGTTGGGGTCAATGCCCTCCTTTAGCTGTAGGCGCATTGGGATAGTGGAGAACTCACTGAAGCAAACTAGGTTTTGACCACCTGAGGTTACGTCAATCTGTGTCTCGGGGTTGTCGTAGTCAATGAAGTCTGATGTACGGAAGTCATCAGCAAAGAAGCCACTCTTGAAGCGGTTGTTACCTTCGTTGTCTAGAACCTGTAGTGATTCGGTCTGTCTCTCAAGTAGTGATAGTGAGGTTAGTTCCTCTAGAGTCTCAATACGAGTGTCTAGACCACTGATGTCGCGCATCGTGTAGCGACGATTATTTCTATTAATAATCTTAATGTCGCGCATGGAGTAGACATATGGAGCATACTCAACGACGGCTAGTTCCATTGCATTACCAGCTTCTGCAGGTAATGTGGGCTCTTTTCCGGGGGCTCCAGGTACAATCTTGAAGATGCCCTGTGAATCTAGGACAACACGGTCCATACGACCAACGAAGAAGTTGTAACCTAGGGTGATACCCTCATTAGGTGCAACAACTAGTGGAGGTGTGGAACCAGCACTACCGAAGTCTCTGGATGTGAAGTAGAAAGGTGAGCGGTTGGTTGGGGTGTACTCGGGTACGCGAGGACGGAAGTCCAAGGTATCAGAGGCTCTGATTGTTCCGTTGGCTACAAATGGTACTAGCTTACCGAAGTCTTCGGCAGAATAGGAGCTAGCAGTGTAGAAATCACCCTTATCGTTGGTAGGAACAGCAAAGCGGTCCAATACAACTAGTAGCTTCTTGTTAGGAGCACTAGCGGACTTTCTTCTTACAAGACGTGAATAGTCATAGAACTGCTCTCTCTGACCCTTGTCTAGAGTGAACTTGTCTGTAATATCATTGTAATTACCTTCCCGGATTAGCTGTAGGTTGGTGATGATACCAGACTCTAGGAAAGTAATCTCCTCACCAACTTCAAATCTTGCCTGAGATAGGTAAACGATTCTTACTGATGTTGCATTGGGAGCATCAACTAGACGGGCAATAGCGCCTGTTACGGTACCGGTGATGGTCTCACCTCTAGTTGTGTTCTCATCTAGGTCTAGACCGCTTACAAAGCCTAGGACGTCTAGAATAGGAGCACCGCTGTCTAG